CCAAATCCCTGGTAACCGGGGGGTTTGCTTTTGGCGAAACCTTGGCTTTAATTAGTTGAGCCGTCAATTGAGTCATGCGTGGTTACTTGTGCAACCTTGTTGTTGTACGTAGCGTGTCATTTCCTGGGCTTCGTTGCTTGGGTATGAAATTAAACACGTGGATCTGCATGACACTAGAACTGTATACCGTATGGTGGATTGTCTTGGTCAAACTAACAGTACCAAGTCCTGGATGTTCCTATCGGCATGAATTGTCGTTTGTTTGCAATATGCATCCAACTGATGCTACCCTTTATGAACAAATATGTCTACACTTTACATTCATGATAATAATACCACAGTCTTACATCTTAACCGCGGAGATAGTTATACTATCCCTAGCGGTTTCATTGGCACTTGTAACGGTCGGCCTTTTACAACTTTGTTGGCGGATTCGCCAGAATTAGACGTTTACATACGTCGATTCGGAGTAGGAGGTATGCCTAAGAAGAAGAAAGGAGGTCAATCACCTCCAAAGATGAAAGGTAAAGGAGACTACAAAACAGCCGCTAAGAAAGTTGCTGGTGCTGTGGCATCCAAACAAGGAGGCGCTATTGCAGCCAAGATTGGACGGTCTATCGGTTCTGCAATTGGTAGCAGGATCGGTATGGCTGACGGCGGTGGGGCAGTTGGTTCAGCGTTGGCTTTAAAGGCCCACACTATGATCGGAAAGAAACTTCAGAAACTCATTGGTCGTGGTGATTATTCTTTAGAAGGTTCACAGACTTCCGTCAATTCCCTAATTAAGGGACACCCATCAGCGTATAGCTCTTTTGGCGACAACCATGCGGAGACCGTCGTTGAGTACCGCGAGTACATCGGGGATTTGGCCACTGGTACAGTTACACCACAAGTGGCTGGAACTTTACTTGGGGCAGATGTTAACTTGTTTTATCAAACATTCAATGTCAACCCTGGTGATCCCACTGTTTTTCCCTGGTTCAACAAGATTGCCACGCGTTACGAGGAGTACAAGTTTGATGGCCTTATTTTCGAATACGTCAGCACAACTTCGCCTTACAACACCAACTCCGCTATGGGAGAGGTTATCATCACGTCGCAAGACAACGTGACAGCCACCGAACTCACTACTCGGCAGTCTATGTTTAACACTGAGATGTGTTGTACTGCCCGATTAGACAGAAATATCATGTATGGAGTCGAGTGCAAATCTCAGGCCCAGAATTGGTATTACGTTAAAGGAAATGCGTCAGCTGCGACACCTGCCAATTTGCAAGACTTTGTTAAGGTCTACTTTGCTAGTCAAGTTGCTGCCAGCTTTCCTTCTAACAGCGTTTTAGGTGAGATTTGGGTTACTTACAGAGTCAGGTTGCGTGGACCTGTGATGCTCGATGGAACAGATACTGTTATATCCGTCTCCTCCGACACTACAGCCAAAGTTGGGAACATGCCTCCGGACTTGACCATTGACATCGGTAAGTCCAACATTTATGCCACTGGGGCGTACACAACACTTAGTGGGTCTACCACTCTCGCGTATACTTCCCCTTACGATATGAATGGCAATGTGGCTGCTACCAGTGGATACGCTAGAGCCGCCCAAATGAATTTGACAAAGATTAGGACTGGGGAAGTCATGCATGTCGTATTGACTTTTCCAGTTGTATATAACACGTATTTTGATCCAATCACTTTTTACCCCCCATCTATCATGTGGCCTGAAGGAGCATTTCAACTCTACTCTGGCAATCTCTCCACTAACAAGACGACATCTGCCACCACATTGCCTCAGTGTGCAGTGTATGTCAACACAGCTTCGACAACTGTTGTGAACGATTTGGGCATGAC